GGTAATTGGCGACGACAGTTTTTTTCTAGCGACAGCCAAAATCTAATAGGGTAATTAACGCACTGTATGGCTACACAACGAGAGATTGCAGACCACTTGGACTTATCAGTCAAAAGAGTCTCAGAATTGATTAGAGATGGTGTACTGCCCTCAAAAATGGGAAGAAGTCCACTTAACGTAGATGTTTGCAGAGTTGCTTACATTTCATACCTCAGAAAACTAGGTGGTTACAACAAACGTAGTGGAACTGGTGATATTGCTGAAGAGAAAACAAAACTAACAGCAGCTCAAGCTAGAAAAGCAGAGTTAGAGGTAGAGGAATTAGAAGGCAGTCTGATACCAGCCAAGTTAGTAGAAGATACTTGGATTGATTATGTATCTAATGCTAGAGCTAAACTTCTAGGACTACCATCAAGAATCGCACATCAGGTTATTACAGTAGATAAATATGCAGAAGCAGAATTGATATTAAAGGAACAAGTGCATGAAGCACTTAATGAGTTAGCACAAAATGGAATACCTCAAAAATATAGAAAAGGTGATACAGGAGACCAATCAGGTTTGGACTCCACCACCCAATCTGAAGATTAGCGATTGGGCAGATAACTACAGAAGGTTATCACCTGAATCTTCAGCAGAAGCTGGTCAGTGGAAAAGTGATAGAGCACCCTTCCAAAAGGAGATAATGAATACCTTTAATGACCCTGATATTCAGAGGATAGTATTTATGAAATCTTCTCAGGTTGGTGCTACTGAAATACTACTAAATGTTATTGGTTACTACATAGATCAAGACCCTGCTCCTATGTTAATCATGCAACCTACTTTACAAATGGCTCAAGCATTTAGTAAAGACAGACTTGCTATGATGATTAGAGACTCAGAAAAGATTAGAGATTGTGTTAAAGACCCAAGAAGTAGAGATAGTGGTAATACAGTTTTATCTAAGAAGTTTGCAGGTGGTAATCTAAACATAGTTGGTTCTAATTCTGCATCAGGACTAGCATCAAGACCTATTAGAATTGTGTTGGCTGATGAGTGTGATAGATATGAAGCATCAGCAGGAGCAGAGGGAGACCCAATATCACTTGCAACCAAAAGAACAACTACCTTTTGGAATAAGAAGATATATTTATGCTCTACTCCTACAATCAAAGGACTATCAAGAATAGAAACTGCTTTTGAAGAATCAGATAAACGCTACTACCATGTTCCTTGTCCTGAATGTGAAGAGAAGCAAGTTTTAAAATGGAAGAATGTAGTTTGGGAAGAAGATAAGCCTGAGACTGCTACTTATGCTTGCGAACATTGTGGTTCAGTTATAGATGAGTCAAAAAAACAATGGATGTTAAAGCATGGTGAATGGATAGCTTCTGCACCTAAATCAGATACAGCAGGTTTTCACATATCAGAGCTTTATTCAGTTTGGTCTACTTGGGCAGACATGGCTAAAACATTTCTTGAAGCTAAAAAGAATCCTGAGATGTTAAAGACTTGGATTAATACTGCTCTTGGAGAATCATGGGAAGAGCAGGGTGATGCTGTTGATCATGAGACATTACTAAGCAGAAGATTAAATTATGACTACACAACCATTCCTGAAGATGTTTTAGTTCTTACTGCTGGGGTTGATACTCAGAAGGATAGGCTAGAGCTGCAATTGGTGGGATGGGGCAAGAACTATGAGGCTTGGGTGTGTGACTATAAGATATTTTGGGGAGACCCAAATGCTATGAATGTTTGGTCAGACTTAGATGCTTATCTTAAGAAAAGATTTAAAACTGAATCTGAAAGATTGATACCTATATCATGTTGCACCATTGACTCAGGTGGACATCATACCAATATGGTTTATCAGTTTACTAAACCAAGACAGTCAAGAAGGATATTTGCAATCAAAGGTTTATCAACAGCAGGCAAACCAATAGCAAATAGACCTACATTTGTTGGTAAAAACAAAGCTGTTCTATATGGTGTTGGTTCTGATAGTGCAAAAGAAGCTATTTTTGCTAGATTATCTACTGAACCTGATACAACCACTCTTCATTTCTGCTCTGACCTTGATGAAGAATACTTTAAGCAACTTACAGCAGAAAAAAGAATAACTAAGTTTGTTAGAGGAAGAAAAACACTTGCTTGGAAGCAAATAAGACCAAGAAACGAAGCATTAGATACATTAGTATATAACTTTGCTGCTATATACATCTTAAACCCTAACTATGATTCAATTGAGAACAAAATATTGACCCAAGAGTCAAAACCAAGAGAAAAAACACAAAATAGACCTCAAAAAGGCATAAATAGAGGAAATTTCGCTACTTCTTGGAAATAGCATAAATTTTCTTTTTAATATTGACAATAGCCTATTGCACATTAGTGTTAGATGTAGATATATCTAAAACATTTATGAGGTTTTTGCTTGAGCAACAAATTTGATTCAACAAATTATCCACCCCAAGTTCCTACTGAGCTTCAGTTGGGAGACTTTTGGGCATGGAAAAGAGATGATTTATCAGAAGATTATCCAATAGCATCTTACTCATTATCCTATGAGTTTAACTTAGTTGATGGTGCTACAGCTTCTAATTTCACATTAACTGCAACTGAATCAAACGATACCTATATTATTGAAGCAAACAACACTGCTTCATACACAAAAGGCAATTACAACTGGGTTTCTTATATGACTAGAAGCTCTGACTCTGCAAGAGTTAAGCTAGAAGAAGGATTTGTAGAAGTTCAGGATAATTATGCAACTACAACTGCTTCAGTTAGAAGTCATGCAAAGATTGTTTTAGATAGCATAGAAGCTGTAATTGAGAACAGGGCAAATATTGACCAATCATCTATGTCTATAGCTGGTAGATCATTATCAAGAATGTCTATAGATGAACTAATGACTTTTAGAGATAGATATAAGGCTGAATATCTAAAAGAAGTTAAAATACAGAGAATTAAAAACAACAGAGGGTCAGGCAATACCATTAAGGTTAATTTTGGTAGTACTACTGGCTCAACACCCAAGAGCTACACATAATGGCATGGTATAACAGAATATTAGGCGTAAATGAGCCTAAGAAGAAAAAAAGACAAGCATATAGAAGAAGCTATACTGGTGCTAACACTGGTAGATTGTTTGCAGATTTTGTAACAAGCTCAACAAGTGCTGATGCTGAAATAAAAGATAACATAAGAATATTAAGAGATAGAGCTAGAGAACTTGCAAGAAACGATAGCTATATAGCACGATACCTTAACCTGATGGTATCTAATGTTATCGGTAAGCATGGCATAAGAGTGAGCTCCAAGGCTAGGAACGATAATGGTTCTTTAGACATTGGAGCTAACCTGCTAATTGAAAGAGCTTGGAAAGAATGGGGTCAAGTTGGCAACTGCACAACTAATGGAAGATTATCATTCTTAGACTGCCAAAAAATATTTGTTGAATCTCTATGTAGAGATGGTGAAGTATTAATCAGAAAAATTAAAAATACTAATTCACCTTTTGGTTTTGAATTACAGTTTTTAGAAGCTGACCATTTAGATGAAAATAAGAATGATGTTTATAAAGCTACAGGCAATCGTATTAAGATGGGTGTAGAAGTAGATAAGTATGACAAACCAGTTGCTTATCATTTATATAAAGACCATCCATACGATAGAGTTTATTTATCGCAAGCACAACACATTAGAGTACCTGCTGATGAGATTATCCATGCTTACCTACCTACTAGAGCAGAACAAACTAGAGGTGTTTCTTTGGTTGCTACAGCAATGGCTAATGTGAAAATGTTAAATGGTTATTTAGAAGCAGAGATAGTTGCAGCTAGAGTTGGTGCATCTAAAATGGGTTTCTTTACCTCACCTGATGGTGATGGATATGTTGGTGATGGTGAATATGAAGATACCTTTAATCCAACAATGAATGCTCAAGCTGGTGTATTTGAACAACTACCAGCAGGAATGGATTTTCGTAGCTTTGACCCTACTCACCCAACATCTGCATTTGATTCTTTTACAACTAGTGTTTTAAGAAGTATCGCATCAGGTTTAAATATTTCTTATCATTCTCTATCTAATGATTTAACTTCAGTTAATTATTCTTCAATAAGACAAGGTGCTCTAGAAGATAGAAGTATGTATCAAATATATCAGCAATTTGTAGTAGAGCATTTTATAAATCCTGTATTCCAATCATGGTTAGAGATGTCTATATCAACTGGATATATAAATTTACCTATGGGTAAATATGATAAGTTTGCTAGGTCAATTAATTTTATACCTAGAAGTTTTGCTTGGATTGACCCACTAAAAGAAATGCAAGCTAATGTTATAGGATTGCAAAATGGCACTCTAAGTTATTCAGACATATCTGCTTCTTATGGAAGAGATGTAGAAGAACTATTTGAACAACATCAAAAAGAAATAGAATTAGCTAAACAATATGATATTGAAATAGCATATCAACCATTTGGTCAGAAATTACCCGTAGAAGCTAAGATACAAGGTGGAGAAGAGGAAGAAGATGCCTAAACCTAATGATGGAATGAAAACTGAAGCTCAAAGAGGTTTAGACTGGCGTGAAGAGCATGGTAGAGGTGGCACTAGAGTTGGAGCTGTAAGAGCAAGACAAATAGTGGCTGGTGAAAATCTATCTGATGATACTGTTAAAAGAATGTATAGTTTCTTTAGCAGACATGAAGTAGATAAAAAAGGAAAAGGTTTTAAACAGGGTGAAGATGGTTATCCTTCTAATGGCAGAATAGCATGGGCATTATGGGGTGGAGATGCTGGATTTAGCTGGTCAAGAAGATTGGTAGAACAAATGAAAAAAGAACAAGATAGAGCTGTTTCAGGAAAAGCTCTTGAGATGATTAAAAATAAAGTAGAAGAACACAATGAAGAGGTTGGTAATGTTAAGTCAAAGAGAACTAATGTATCAACCCTATCAAAAGTTTATGAAAGAGGGATAGGTGCTTATAAAACTAATCCTTCTTCAGTCAGACCAACAGTAAGTAGTCCTGAGCAATGGGCAGCAGCTAGAATTAACTCTTTCTTATTTGCTTTAAGAAATGGTAAATTCAGAAGTGGCAAACATGATACAGACCTACTACCTGATGGACATCCTTTATCAACTGAAAATAAAGAGGAGAAATCTATGAATAAGGAAGATAGACATATCCTTAATGTGAGTGAAACTGATGATAAAGTTATTGTTGAGTTCGCAAAGCATGAGGATGTAGAACATGAAGGTGAAGAATTAGAAACAACTGAAGAAGTATCTATGACTGAATCAGATGAGGAAAGAAAAGTAATTGATATGCCTATGAAATATAGAACTATTGATTTATCTAAACATTCTTACTTTGATGAAGAAAAGAGAATAGTTCGCGTAGGTGTTTCTAGTGAAGAACCTGTAGAACGTAGTTTTGGCATGGAAGTGCTAGGACATTCTGCTGATGATATAAACATGGAGTTTATAAATTCAGGCAGAGCACCATTACTGCTTGATCATGATATGACTAAGCAAATTGGTGTAATTGAAGAATTCAAATTAGATGAGACAGCAAAAAGGACAACTGCTGTAGTTAGATTTGGTAAATCTGCTTTAGCTCGTGAAGTATTTGAAGATGTGGCTGATGGTATACGAATGAACATTTCAGTTGGCTACAGAATTGATAAACTGGAACGATATCAAGACAATGATGAGACTTACTATAAAGCTCAATGGACTCCTATGGAAGTTTCTTCTGTATCAGTCCCTGCTGACCAGTCAAGACTTGTTGGTGTTGGTCGTTCTAAACAAAAACAAATAAATAACACAAAGGTGAGAATAATGGATAACGATAAAAAACAAGATATTAATCTTGATGAAGTTAGAACTCAGACTATTGATGAAGCTAAAGCTGAATTTAAAAGAAACTCAAAAGAGATTATAGATTTAGCAGCTAGACACAATAAAAGAGATTTAGCTGACAAAGCAATTAGTGATGGTATCTCTGTTGAAGAATTTAGAGGTGTATTATTAGAAAATATTTCTAACAACACTCCTTTAGAAACTCCTTCAGAAATTGGTATGACTAAAGAAGAAGTAAGAGAATTTAGCTTGGTAAAAGCTATAAGAGCAATGGCAAACCCTTCAGACAGAAGAGCACAACAAGATGCTGCTTTTGAATTTGAATGTTCTGCTGAAGCTGCTAGACAGTATGGTAAAGATGCTCAAGGTATCATGCTACCTGCTGAAGTCCTAAGAACTTGGGGCAAAAGAGATATCAATTCTTCTGATGATTCAACTTTAATAGCTGAAGATTACAGAGGAAATGACTTTATTGATGTACTTAGAAATGAGTCATCAGTAATGCAAGCTGGTGCTACTATGCTTAGAGGATTGCAAGGAAATGTTGTAATACCTAAGAAAACTGCTGCTTCATCTGCTGGTTGGATTGCTACTGAAGGAACTGCTGCTTCTGAAAGTGAATTCACTTCAGGTTCAGTAACAATGAGTCCTAAAGTAATCGGTGCTTTTACTGATGCAACAAGACTCTTATTACAACAATCTTCTTTAGATGTTGAGAACTTAATCAGAGATGACCTAACAAAATCAATCGCTACTGCAATTGACTTAGGTGCTTTAGCTGGTTCAGGTTCAAGTGGTCAACCAACAGGTATTGCTAATACTTCAGGTATTAACACTACAACTTTCGCTGCTGCTAACCCAACATGGGCAGAAATCGTAGCTATGGAAAGTGCTGTTGCTAATGACAACGCATTAACTGGTTCTTTAGGTTACATATGTAGACCTGCTGACTTTGGTACTTTAAAAACAACTGAAAAGGCTACTGGTACTGCTCAGTTTGTTGTTTCTCCTGACAATAGCATGAATGGCTATAACGTTGTCAGAAGTAACCAAGTAACAAGTGGTGACTTCTACTTTGGTAATTTTGCAGACCTATTAATTGGTATGTATGGTGGACTAGATATTACTGTTGACCCTTATGCATTATCAACTTCAGGTGGAGTAAGAATTGTTGCTCTACAAACTGTTGATGTTGCTGTAAGACATGCAGTATCTTTCTGTAAATCATCTGACTAATTAGCTGATGCTTAAATGGAATGGGGGTAGTAATACCCCCAACTTAAATATGAAAAAATATAAAATCTTAATAGATACAATGGCTGGCGGTTCTAAAGTACATGCTGGTGATATAGTTGAACTACCTGAGCATGAAGGTCATGCTTTATGTGGTTATGGCAAAGCTGAAGTTCATACAGCTAAACCTAAAGCAAAAAAAGAAGATAGAAGCGTAGGTTTAGAAACTTCAAAAGTAAAAGCTCCTAAGACTAGAGCTAAAAAATAAATCATGCCTTTAGAGAGTGCATTAGATTTTAACGCCTATGTTGATACAACAACAGGTCATGGTGTTACTGCTACTTTCTTTGAAGTCCAACAATCTTTATGGGATGATTTCCCATTAATAGATACCCTCTTTGATATTGATTCAGGATTCTCTAAGAATATTAATATCATTATTGACCAAGAATATTTCAATATAGAAGGTGGAACAGTGCCTGTTGCTGGTTATCAACCAAGAGCAATAGTCAAAGCATCTGATGTACCCTACATTTCACAACAAGATAAATTAAGAGTTGATGCAATAACAACTGATAAGGGTAATGTTTTAAAACCTGTAACTACATTCGTTGTTAAAACAGTAGAGCCTGATAATACAGGGTTAGTTTCTTTGGTATTAGAGGAAGAATAATGTCTCAATTTAGATTAGAAACTGAATTAGATATGGCTGGATATTTAGATATTAATTTTGGTCATGGTGTTTCTGCTGTTTATACAAATAGTGGAACTTCTACAACAATTAATGTAATCCTAAATAATGAATATGTAGAACAAGAAGAAGGCATTGGTGTAGAAGCATTAAAACCAATAGCCTATTGCAGAACTATAGATGTTCCTAATATTGCATTTGGCAATACCTTAGATGTATCTGCAATAAAAGATACAAATGGTAATATACTCAAAGCAGCACAAAATTATACTGTTGTTAATATACAATCAGATAGAACAGGTTTTAGTGCATTAATGTTAGAGGAAGTGTAATGGCAAATCATATAAGACAACAAATAAGAGAAAAGTTTGGTACTACTTTAACTGGTTTAACTACAACTGGTTCAAGAGTCTATGAGTCTAGGGTTTATCCATTAGAAACAGTACCAGCATTGGTTATCTACACTAAGTCAGAAACATCTGAGCCTATAGTAATAGGTACTGATAGAGTTATGAGTAGAGAATTATCAGTAGTAGTAGAAGGATATGCAAAAGCTACTAGTGACTTTGATGATACTATTGATACAATATCAAAAGAAGTTGAAGAAGCGATAGCAGCAGATAGAACTTTAGATGGATTAGCTAAAGACTGTTATTTAGAATCAACTGAAATAGAGTTTAATGGTGAAGGTGAGAAACCACTAGGATATGTGAGTTTAACCTTTTTAACTAATTACTATGTCAAGGAAACTAATCCTGATATAGCAGTATAGGAGACAATTATGAAAATGATTAGTCCTGATGGAAAAGTTTTAATAGAAGCTCACCCCTCAAAGGTTGAGTCTTTATTGAATATGGGTTGGAAAGAAGAAGCAGTCCATTCGCAAGATAAAATTAAACCTTCTTCTAAGAAAAAGTCGAAAGACGAGGTAGAAAATGGCAACACATAAAGGAAGTGAAGGTACTGTTAAAGTCGGTACTAATGCTGTAGCTGAAATTAGGTCTTACTCAATCGAGGAATCTGCTGATACTTTAGAAGATACTTCAATGGGTGATTCTGCTAGAACTTATAAATCATCATTGACTTCTTTCTCAGGAAGTTTAGATGTATTTTGGGATGAGACTGATACTAGTGGTCAAGGTGCTTTAACTATTGGCTCAGAAGTAACATTAAATGTTTATCCTGAGGGTGCTGATAGTGGTGACACTTATTACACTGGTTCAGCTATTGTTACTGGCGTTTCAAGAAGTGCATCATTTGATGGATTGGTTGAAGCTAGTATTTCAGTGCAAGGCAATGGTGTTTTAACATCAGCAACAGTATAAGACTATGAAACTTATAGAAAAGGCTAAAGCTCATTTTGATTCTTTAGAAATCAAAGAGATACAGATACCTGAGTGGAGTGATGGAGACGAGGTTCTTAAAGTATATGCAAAGCCATTAACGCTAGCAGAAATGTCTAAATTGCAACGATATGCAAAAGATGATGATGTAGCATTGATGGCTTATTGCTTAATATACAAAGCCTTAGATTCTGATGGTGAAAAAGTATTTGACCTATCAGATAAACATACACTTATGAATGGTGTGGATAAAGATGTACTTGCAAGAGTTGCAACTGAAATCATGTCATCACCAAGTGTAGAAGAACAAGCAAAAAAGTAGTAGAGGATAAGGACTTATTTGCTAGATATTATTTAGCTGAAATGTTGCACTGCACATTACAAGAGCTAGAAGAAAAGATGACCTTATCCGAGTTTACAGGATGGATGGCATACTTAGAGGAAAAAAATAGGCAGATAAAAAATGGCAACTGATTATAAATTAAGAATTAAAGCTCAAGATCAATCTAAAAAAGGTTTTAATTCAGTTAATAAAAATATTAATAGCACACAAAATGCTATGAAAAAATTAGCTGGTGCTTTTGCTGGTGCTTTTGCTGTAAGACAGATTGTTCAATTTGGGAATGAGTCCTTACAACTAGCAGACGATATTGGAAAACTTGCTGATTCTGTAAATGTAAGCACAACATTCTTGCAACAATATCAATATGCTGCAGAACAATCAGGAATAAGTACTGAAGGTTTTACTAAAGCACTTAGGTTCTTTTCTAAGGGTGTTGGTGAAGCTACTATGGGAACTGGTTTAGCTAAAAGAGCTTTTGAGGAAATGGGTATTTCCTTAACTGATGCTAGTGGTGCTACCAAAAAAACAGAAGATTTATTTAAAGAGTTTTTTGTAACTTTAGAATCTATAGAAGAGCCATTCAAAAGAAATGGATTACTAGCTCAAGTATTTGGCTCAAGGGTTGGTATTCAAATGGCTAACCTTATTAAGAATGGTACAGTTGCATTAGATGAATTGGCTCAAGCTGCAACTGGCGTTATACCTGAAGAAACCATAAGAGATGCCGAAAGATTTAATGATGCTATGAATCGTTTACAAAGACAGGTTCTTACACCATTAAGAAATGAGCTTATAACTATAGCAGTTGCATTTTTAGACGTTGGCGAAGCTATGGGCTTAATTGATCCTGACCCGCAGGTTCTTAGCCTTCAAGAAATGGAAGCCGAATATAAAAGATTACAAAAAGCTATTGTAGTTGCCACTTTAAGTTTAAGAGACAATAACAGGACAGATGAAGAGGGTTTAGAGCTAAGAGAAAAAATTAAAGAGGGATTAAAAGAAGATATAGCACTAAGAGATGAGCTAAATAAAAAAATAACTCAAACTAAAAACGCACAAAAAATAAACACAACATTATTAGGTGATACAGCCACTACTCAAGAAAATGTAAATAACACAATAAAAGACAGTATTACAATTACTAAAAATTTTGCAGATACAGTTGATGGTCAATTAACAACTGCTTTTACAAATTTCTTTGATGCAACAAATAAACAATTTTTAGATTTTAAAGATTTAGCAACATCAGTTGCAAGAGCAGTTATCAATGAATTAATACAAGTATTTCTAGTACAAAAATTAGTGGGCATGGTTAAAGGTTCTATTAATCAAATACAGGGAGCAGTAGAGTATAACAACCTAACTGATGGCGGTACTTTGTTTGATATGAATGGTGGTGGTTATACAGGCAATGGTGTTAGAGCTGGAGGTGTTGACGGAAAGGGTGGCATGTTGGGCATCTTACACCCTCAAGAAACTGTTATAGACCACACTAAAGGACAAGGCATGCAATCAGCACCCACAGTAAACTTCAACATATCAACAGTAGATGCTGCTGGATTTGACCAGTTACTAGCATCAAGAAAAGGATTAATAACATCAATCATAAACAATGCCATGAATAATCAAGGCAAAATGGGAATAGTATAATGTCAGGACAATTTCCAACAGACCCAAATTTTAGAAGTCTTAATTTTAAAGACAATAGACCTACTCTATTGAATCAAACACTATCAGGTAAAAAACAAGTCAGACAAATAGGTGCTCAGTATTTTTCTTTTACAGTTGCAATGCCACCATTACAACAAGAAAAAGCTCAGGAAATATTTGCATTTTTACAAAAACAAAAAGGTTCTTTTGAGGACTTTACAATAGTTGCACCACTAGACAACTTAGGTGCAGGCAAGTCAGAAACAGACATACAAGTGGTTGGAGCACATGTATCAGGAGATGCTTCTATAGCCTTAGATGGCTTTACAGCTAACCAAACAGGTGCTTTAAAGGCTGGAGATTTAATCAAGTTTGCAAATCATAGCAAGGTATACATGGTTCAATCAGATATTGATTCTGATGGTGGTGGAGCATTAACTGTTCTTATATCACCCAACTTAGTAACAACTCTAGCAAATAATGAAGCAGTTACTGTAAACAAACCAAGTTTTACTGTTTATTTAGAAAACAATGAAATCATGTACTCAACAAGTGCTAGTGGTTTTTACAGTATTTCATTTGATGTTAGAGAGGTTATAGCCTAATGCCAAGAAGTTTATCTACTGATCTACAAACTCAAGTATCATCAACAGCAACCAAGACAGCTTTTCTAGTTGAGCTTAATTTATCATCTACTATTAGATTAACTGATTGGTATTCTAATGTTACTTATAATTCTAATAGCTATGAAGCTGGTGGTTCTTTTTTATCTATAGATTCAACAACTGAAACTGGTCAACTACAAGTTAACGAAATTAATTTAGGATTTTCTAATATTACTGACCAAGTTAGGTCATTGGTTCAAGATGGTGCTTTTACAGATAAAACAGTTGACATATATTTAGCATACTTTAATACAGACGAAACTATTGTAGGTGCAATAAATTACTTTACAGGTCAAATAAGAAATGTAGTTATTGCAGAAACTTTAGAAAGCTCAACATTAAATATGACAGTTGCATCACATTGGGCAAACTGGAATTTAACTATGGGCAGGCATTATTCAGACGAATCTCAACAAACCTTTAGTTCAGGTGACAAAGGCATGGAATTTGCAACTCAGGTTAAAGAAGATGTTAGGTGGGGAATGTAATGTTTGAATTTTTTGCAGCTATTGGTGAATGGTACGCTAAAACAAAGTGGATTCAAAATGTTGTAACTGCTGTTCAAATAATTACTGCTGTTATGGGAGTAAAAGGATTTTTGCAAGCAAAAAATATGCTTGGCAAAGGTCAAGATATATTAGCTAACAAAACCTCTGCTGGTGGAAAGATACCTGTTATATATGGAACTAGAAGAGTTGGTGCTCAGATTATTTATATGGATGTATCTGCAAATGATTCAAGAGATTTATATGTGGTCTATGCTTTATCAGTTGGTGAATGTGATGAGATATTAGGAAGAACTATTGAACTAGATGGTAATCCTTTGACTGATTCTGCTAGATTTAGAGATGGTGGTTACATTGGCTCAGATAAAATATCTTCAGGAGCAGGCTCATTAAATACAGTTTCACAAAATGGTACTGGTATTGATGCTGGTGCTGGTCAATTTGGCTCAAGTCCTACACAAAAATATAGATATGTTATGAATCTACATCATGGAGCTGCAACACAAACAGCAGACCCTATGCTTGTTGCTTCTATGCCTAACTGGACTTCTTTACATAGATTAGATGGCGTTTGTTATATAGCAGCTCATTATGGCTATGATAAAGAAGGTATATGGTCAGGAGTTCCACAACTAACAGTTCAGGTAAGAGGTAAAAAAGTATTTGACCCTAGAGATACAAATCAAACATTTGGCAATGTATCTACTTATAAATATTCAGACAATCCAGCTTTGTGCTTTCTTAGTTATATTACTGACAATGAAGTGGGTAAAGGTTTAACACAATCACAAATTAACATGAGTACATTTACTGCTGCTGCCAATGTTTGTGATACAGAAGTTGACCAACCTTACTTCAATGGTTCAGCACAATCTCTTACTTGGTCAGGTAATGCTGGAGATAACTTTATTACTATTGGTGGTGCAAGTGCTACAACTGACTGGTGGCAAAATAAAGTTGGAGAACTAATAGATATATATGACACAAATGGTAATGGTGTTATAGATGGAAAAGAGATTACAGAGATAAGAAGAGATAATTTTTATGATGAAAATGAAGAACTTATTGTTTATATAAATGACACACTAGGCTCTACATATTCTTCACAAACAGGCTCTTCTTTAGTTAAGGTAAAAAGATTTCATTGTAATGGTTATCTAGATGCTAATAAAAATGTTATGGATAATGCAAAAGAACTTCTTGCAAATATGCGTGGTATTTTTCTTTATATAGATGGTAAGTATGAATTATCTATAGAAGATACAGGGTCATCAACATTTAGTATCAACGATAACCACATTATTGCTGATACTGGTATATCAGTTGATTATGGTAATAAAGATAAGAAAGCAAATAAAGTTATTGTTGAATTTTTTAATGCCAATAAAAGATATGAACTAGATACAGCTACAGTTTTACATGATGCAAGTCCTGAATATTATTCAGATGATGGTGATGAGATATTAGAAATTAAAGCTGAGTTTCCTTATATAAGCGACCCTTATATCGCTTACAACATGGGTAAGGCAATCTTAACTAGAAGTAGAAATCAGACCACTATGCAGTTCTTAGGAACTCCTGAGATGTATAAATTGAATGTTGGAGACATAGTAGATTTAACCTATGCAGGTCTTGGATTCTCAGGTAAGGTTTGTAGAGTTGAAGCATTAGAATTGCAATCTAATGGTTTAGTTGCAGTTAGCTTAATAGAATACTTTGATGTTTATACATGGGAAGTACCACCTCAAGAACCAGTAGAAGAATTAGCTAACCTACCATCTGCTTATGCAGTAAAAGCCCCAACAGGATTATCATTTACTGATACTGATTCTAGTTCAACTGGTAGACCATTCTTATCTTGGAATGAACCAACAGACTTTCCTAACTATCAATATAGAATCAATGTTGTAGATAGTTCTAGTAATCAAGTTATAAATAAAATAGTAGATGTAGAGAATTGTGATCTTAACTTTTTGCCTGTTGATACTAATTATGTTGCTAGTGTTAGCTCACTTAATACATTAGGCTCAGAATCATCTCCAGCGACTTTAACCTTTACTATTGGTGATGCTCCTACAGGAACTGCTGACATTCAAGATGATGCAGTAACATTAGATAAGATAGGTGCTGATGTTCAATCTGCAATCAATGCTGGTGGTA